ACAGCATAGAGTTTGTTGAATCATTCGACAATGTTATCATTTGTTTTGACAACGACAAACATGGTAGAGAAGCAGCTAGAAAAGTTGCTCGTATTATAAAACCGGGAAAGGCTAAGATCGTTTCTTTACCTCAAGGTTTTAAAGATGCTAATGCTATGCTTGAACAAGGACAGTACGCACAGTTTACAAAAGCTTGGTGGGAAGCTAAGACTTATACACCATCAGGTATCATGGAACTTTCTAGTGCCAAAGATAAATGGTTGGAGAGAGAGACTAAAGAAAGTATTGCATATCCTTGGGAAGGCTTAAACAAAAAGCTTTATGGTATGCGAAAAAATGAGTTGGTTACACTTACAGGTGGTACAGGCTTAGGTAAGTCTAGTGTTACAAGAGAGCTTACTCATTATCTTATTAAGAACACAGAAGATAATGTAGGTATCATAGCTCTTGAAGAGAACTGGCTTAGAACTGCTGATGGTCTTGTATCTATAGAAGCTAATGATCGTTTGTATCTTGAAGAGAAGAGAAAGAATTACACAGACGAACAGCTTACCGAGTTGTTTGATAGGGTTATTCAGAAAGATAAAGTATTTATTCATGCTCATTTAGGAGCTACTGATATAGATGAAATATTTTCTAAGCTTAGATATATGATCGTTGGTTGTGAATGTGATTGGGTAATCGTTGATCACTTACATATGCTAGTGAATCAGCTTACTGAATTTGATGAACGCAGAGGAATTGATAATCTTATGAATCGTTTACGTTCTCTTGTTGAAGAGACAGGTGTTGGTATGTTTTTAGTAACACATCTTAGAAGAGCAGCAGGAGAAAGAGGACACGAGCAGGGTATTGAAGTTTCCTTGTCTCATCTTAGAGGTTCACAAGGTATATCACAACTATCAGATTGTGTCATAGCTTTAGAAAGAAATCAACAAGCAGAAGATGAACAAGAAGCTAACACCACAACAGTTAGAGTTCTTAAATCTAGATACACGGGAGACACAGGTAAAGCCTGTAGTCTATTATACAACACAAATACAGGTCGTATGAGTGAACTCACAGATGAAGAAACTTTAGATGATCTACCATTTTAGGAGAACACATGAAAGAAATTGTATTTGATATAGAAGCTAATGGTTTAAAGCCTGATAAGATTTGGTGTATTGTAGCCAAGCCTTTAGGTGAACCAGTAGTTTCATTCGGTCCTACTAGAATAAAAGAAGGTATAGAGTATCTTGCAGAAGCAGATGTTCTTATTGGTCATAACATTTTAGGTTTTGATATACCTGTTATTGAAAAATTACATGGTGTAAATTTAAATAAGAAAGTTATCAAAGATACTTTAGTTATGTCTAGACTTTTTAATCCTATACGAGAGAATGGTCACAGTTTAAAAACGTGGGGATACGTAGTAGGTATGCCTAAGGCTGAACAACCTGAAGATTGGGATAGTTATAGTAATGATATGTTGAAGTATTGTCAGCAAGATGTTATACTAAACGAAAGAGTTTATAAAAAATTACTTGAAGATGGTAAAGATTTTTCAGAAGAGTCAATCAACCTAGAACATTCTGTTGCTTTAATTTTAAAAGAACAGGAAGATACAGGCTTTGAATTTAAACAAGAGCAGGCTATGCTTTTAGTTGCAAGACTAAAGGAAAGAATGTTTCAAGTTGAGAAAGAAGTACAGAAAGTATTTAAACCTAAGATGGTTGATATAAAATTAGTAACACCTAAACTTAAGAAGAATGGTACACTATCTAAGTCAGGCTTAACTGCTGAAGAATATGACAAAGTATTATCAACTGCTGACTTGAAACCTTTTATGAGACAGAAGCTACAACCTTTTAATCTAGGTAGTCGTAAACAAATTGGTGAATACTTAAAAGACTTTGGTTGGAAACCTAATAAGTTTACACCTACAGGTCAGCCTATTGTTAATGAATCTTCATTAGCTAAAGTAAAAAAGATCCCTGAGGCTAGACTAATAGCAGAGTTTCTTTTATTACAAAAAAGAATTGCACAAATAGATTCATGGATACTAGCAGTAGCTGAGGATAATAGAGTGCATGGTTTTGTAGTACCTAATGGTACTATCACAGGTAGAATGTCTCACAGGTCTCCTAACGTAGCTCAAGTTCCTAGTTTAGCTAGTGAATATGGGCTTGAGTGTAGAGCTTGTTGGACAGTTAAAGATGGTTATAAATTATTAGGTGTAGATGCTAGTGGTCTTGAACTACGAATGCTTGCACACTATATGGACGATGAGGATTACACAAATGAAGTTACAACAGGAGACATACACACAGCTAATCAAAGAGCTGCAGGACTTGAATCAAGAGATCAGAGTAAGACTTTCATTTATGCCTTTATCTATGGGGCAGGAGATGCAAAAATTGGGAGTGTGGTTGGAGGAGGTAAAAAGCTTGGAGCAGAACTTAAAGAACGCTTCCTCTCTAATAACCCATCACTTAGAACTCTTAGAGAAAGAGTATTTAAAGCGTCTAAACGAGGCTACCTTAAAGGATTAGATGGTCGTAAGATATTTATTAGAAACGAACATGCTGCTTTGAATAGTTTATTACAGGGTGGTGGTGCAATAGTTATGAAGAGAGCACTAGCTATGTTAGACTCTCTTATTAAACTAAATACATTTGATGCTAAGTTTGTAGCTAACATCCACGATGAATGGCAGATGGAAGTTAGAGAAGATATAGCAGATCATGTAGGAGCATTGGCTGTAGGCTGCTTAGAAAAAGCAGGTGAATATTATAACATGCGTTGCCCTTTAACAGGGGAATATAAAATAGGAGGTGATTGGAGTGAAACCCATTAAAACATGTAGAGTTTGTGATGTTGTTTTAGTTAAAGGTAGTGGGGTAACTAATCCTAAAGGTAATTGTTATTCTAGTAATATGGAATTAGGAAAACGTATTTGTAATTCTTGTTTTCAAGCTTATTCTAGAAAACGGGAAAGCATTAGAAGAAAAGTAAAACAAGTGGGAGATAGTCAACATCTTAGAGATATGCAAGAATCAGCTAGATATCGAGCTAAGAAAAACAATATTCCTTATAGTCTAAGCATTCATGATTTACGAGAGATAATAACAGAAGAGTGCCCTATCTTAGGAATTAAGTTTGAATTAAATAAACAAGGACAAGAATGGGGTAAAGGTAAAAGTAAAAACAACTGGCAAAATTCTCCATCTTTAGATAGAATAGTACCTGAAAAAGGATATGTAAAAGATAATATTATTATTGTTTCGCTTATGGCTAACTCTATTAAGAATCAAGCAACACCGGAACAAATTTTAACAGTCGGTAACTTTTACAAACATTTATACAACGAAAAAGGAATAAAAAATAATAATGAAAAAGAAATTAGAAAACATAGTACCTGATATATACAAAGCTCTTGTTCCTTTAACAAAAGGTAATGGTTTAGAATTGTCTGACCAAATGGTAGAAGAGTTTGGCGAAGATATGAAAGAAGCCCTACGAGGTTGGGCAAAGAAACAACCCAAGACTAAAGATGATTTGCGTATGTCTAACATAGGCAAGCCTGCTCGTCAGCTATGGTATAACAAACACTCTAAAATTAAAGCAAAAGATTTTCAATCTACCTTGCTTATTAAATTTTTATATGGACATTTATTAGAAGCTCTTGTAGTATTTTTTATAAAATTATCTGGACATAAGATTACGGATCAACAGAAAGAAGTTAATGTCGGTGGTATCAAAGGACACATGGATTGTAAAATAGATGGAGAGGTAGTAGATATTAAATCTACATCAGGCTTTGCCTTTAATAAATTTAAGAATGGTACTCTACCTGACAACGACAGCTTTGGATACATGGCACAACTTGCAGGATATGAAGAAGCAGAAGGCACAGATCAAGGAGGTTTTCTAGCTATCAATAAAGAAACAGGAGAACTTTGGTTTTTTAGACCTGATGAGCTTGACAAACCTGATATAAAGTCTAAAATTAAAGGGTTGAAGGCAACGCTAAAAAAGCCTGAACCACCTGAGCTATGTTATCAACCGGTAGCAGAAGGAACTCAGGGCAACTTTAAACTTCCAAGAGAATGTACATGGTGTCCTCATAAAATAGAATGCCATGCTGAATCAAACAACGGACAAGGTTTGCGTATTTATAATTATGCAAGAGGTCCTGTCTTTTTCACAGACCTAGTAGTAGAACCACGAGTACAGGAGATAACAGATGAATGGCAAGAAAGCTAAATTTATTCGTAGACAAGCAGAGAAAATTCAGGTACAATGGATAAATAGTTTGTTGACTAATGATGCTGAACAAATAACTAAAGAAACATTAGATAAAGCTCTTCCCAATCAAAAATATTATTTCAAAGGACGTACACTTTGTTTATCTTTTATGAATCATAAATGGGTTGAGAATAAATTAAAAAAGAATATTAATTTAACACTTAAAGATTTAGTAAAAGATAATGGGTGAGTATAATTTAAATACAATAAGTTTAGATGATCTATTGTTTATACTTGGTGGGTTTGTTTTTCAAGGAGAAACATCTGAGGAGATAGACATAGCATTACTTCTAAGACTAGAAGAATTATTAATAGTAAAAATACAAGAAAGAACAGACGAGATTCCGAAAGGAACAATATTACATTAAGGAGAAATATGAGTTATAAATTTAACGAAGGAAATATAATACAACAAATAGAAAAGTATGTAGATGAAACATACGACAGACACTATGCACAAGGTAAGTATCAAGCAACTGATATGATTATAGATGCAGGACATGGAGAAGGATTCTGTATGGGTAACATTATGAAATATGCTATGAGGTGTGGTAAGAAAGACGAAACATATAAAAAAGAAGACTTACTCAAAATAATACACTACGCAATTATAGCTATACATTTAGGAGACACAAATGACTGAGGAATATTTAGGCATTCAAATAGATTATAGTAAAGACAACAAACTTGATAAGTTTAGTATAGACACATTAAAGGACAGATATTTTTGGGCAGATGAAGAGAGTCCTCAAGAAGCTTTTGCAAGAGCAGCAGTATTTGGTGCAACTTACAAAGGACATATAGATTTTAATTTAGCACAGAGGTTATATAATTATGCATCCGATCATTGGTTTATGTTTAGTACTCCTATACTTAGTAACGGAGGAACAACTCGTGGGCTTCCTATTAGCTGCTTTCTCAA